CCGTATTGGTTGGCAATGATATTGGCAGCAGTTACATTGCCGCTAACTATCAGCGTATTTGCTGAAATAACGTTGGCATTGGTGATGTTACCATATGTGCCGGTTGTAATGATGTTTGCGGCTGTGATATTACCTGAGTATGTGGCAGTAGTACCAATGCTATTACCGTATTGATTACCGATAACGTTACCGGCAGTTAAGTTACCTGTGTATGTAGCAGTAGTACCAATGCTATTACCGTAATGGTTAGCAATAATGTTGCCTGCTGTAATGTTACCAGCAGTAGTAATGTTACCGTTAGCAACCATGTTCAAGTTGCCACCAATGTCCAACTGCATCTGTGTTGTGCCATTGGTTAAGAAACTTAATGGCAAATATGTGCCTGTGCCGTTGATGCCAGACACAAGTTGTACGTCTGTTGTGCCGTTAGTGGCAATTAGAATCTTACTGGCGTTGGCTATGTTGCTACTGTTTGCGGCTTGCCAACTTGCGGCAGTGCCAGTACCGCTTGGTGCTGTGTAGACTCCAGGATTGCTATTGGCCGCAAGTGGGCGGAATATTGTTCTGTAGTTTACTGTACTATTGGTAAAGTCACCAAATATTGCAGAGTTTGAGGCGTGCGATACGTTGCCCGGTAACGCAAGGTTACCGTCAATACCAAACACATAGTTGGCAGTACCGACTGTGGTGCCATTTGGGATGTTGGAATTGTAATTGTATATTTGTGCTGTGGAACCATTACCGCCCGGTAAGCCCACAATGTCACCGTTCTTGTATCCTGTACCTGGATTAGTGACAACAAGACTAGCCTGGTTGACGTAACCGCCTACCGAACTATAACTTGCTGTCATGCCCGTGCCCGAACCACCTGTGACTGCTTGATTGTTATAGGGTGGACTGTTGTATCCGCCTTGAATACCTGACAAGATAATAATGTTATATGTTCCCGACGCACGTACAGTCAGGGGCACGGCACCAGTTTGAACTGTGCCAGCACCAATGGTAACGTTGCCAAGATAACCGGCACTAATAACACTTTGACCAACACTCAGTATACCAGATGGAGTTGCTGCGTTGATGGTGCTGGCATTTTGGAACAAGCCTGTTGTGGCTTGGTTGGTCACTAAACCTGTAGCATTTTGAATTGTTATTGCCCCAGCACTAGTAATTCCAGCACCGTTATACAAACTCATACCACTGGTGCTTATGGCCATGTATAAACCAGTTGCACCTGTGTAGCCTGTGGCGGTGTTGGCAGTTACTGCACCGCCGGTGGCGTACCAATTTAGTGTACCGGGTGCAACGATCAGATCAGATGCACCAGTTTGTGTATTGCGATATCGCATTACACCGTTGGCATCAAAATAGACGTTGTTGCCTATGTGTGTTGCATAACCAAATGTGGGGCTACCATAGTTACTAATAACTGTATTGGCACCTAGGAATATAGCAGTTGCGTTGGCCTGTATATTGCCTGTGGCTACGTTGCCAATAACACCTGTATTACCAATAAAGACTGCGGTGTTTGCACTCAACATTGAGACTACGTTGGCGTTGCTATAAATTGTTCCACCGCTACCCGAGCCACTTGTAAATACCGCACCGTTGGCATAAACAATATTACCAGTTGTGGGTATTGTCAAATTACCAGTGTTGTCAAATGTCCACGAATAACTACCTGCTTGTAATGTTACGTTACTGCTTGATCCGTAGATGTTGCCAATTTGATTATAGGTAATGCCGGTTAGACCAACACCGTTACCTGTAAAGTATGCTGCTTGAATGTTGGCACTTGTAACCACATTGGTCGTTAAATTTTGTAAATTAGCAATTACGTTAGCGTTACTGTATACACCACCTTGTGGATTGGCTACTAGATATGCAGCCACGTTACTATTGCTGTAGAATGTTTGTGTAGTCAAGTAAGCAGCCACATTGGTGTTACTATAAGTTCCACTACCACCAGTTATAGTTGATAGAATGTTTACACCATTAGCGAATAGATAGTTTGGTGCTATCATATTTGCAGTAGTAGTGATATTAGCAGAGGTACTGATTGAAGTTACATAATTCTGTAAATTTGCAACAACGTTAGCATTACTGTAAGTTCCTGTCTGTGGGTTAGCAATCAAATATGCTGCCACATTACTGTTGCTATAGAATGTCTGCGTAGTTAAGTAAGCGGCTACGTTAGCATTACTGTAAGTTCCTGTCTGTGGGTTAGCAATCAAATATGCTGCCACATTACTGTTGCTATAGAATGTCTGCGTAGTTAAGTAAGCGGCTACGTTAGTGTTGCTATAAGTACCTGATTGTGGGTTAGCGACTAGATAGGCCGCAACTTGTGTATTACCGTAACTGCTACTTGTAAATGGTGTACCATTGGCGTAGAAGAATCCTGTGGCCAATACATTACCTGCGGTAACGTTCCCGATTGCGGTGATGTTGTTGGCAAACCAAGCATTTCTAGTGTAACCTACAAGTTCAAATATACTTGCTCCGTTGGTTTGACCCACAGTAAATCCATCTGGGCCACCAGTGCCCGATCCAACTACAACATCCAAACTTGTTATTGCAGTGGTCTTAGAATAGGCATTAATGCCGTAGCCCATTCTCCAATTGGTATCAGTGTTTCTAAAATCAACCCAACTTCCACTAGCAACACCCACATTACCGGTACTGATATTACCTAATAGATAGGCAGCAACTTGTGTGTTACTGTATGTTCCACTGATACCAGTTAAAATACTAACGCCATTGGGGTATAGGAAGTTGTTGCTTCTAAAACTAGTGGCTGTGGCGTTTCCAACTGTAATATTACCTGCCAGGTAACCTACCACGTTGGCATTGGCATAACTGCTAGTACCATAGTTTAAGTTAGCATATGTATAGAATCCGCCAATGTTAGCATTAATAGCACCGATTTCTGATTCCTGTGTTGCAGCATTGCTTTGTAGCGTAGTAATTAGACCCTGCTGTGTGGCAGCGTTTGCAGTCCATGCTGTGGTTACTGCATCAACATAGCCCTTCATTGCAGTATTAGCAGTGACTATTGCAGCATTAGCCCCAGCAACATTGCTAGCCATTGCTGTGTTAACTGTGTTTACATATGAAACTACTGCATTATTTGCTGTTGTTATCTGGTTATCTGTATAGCTCTTTAATGCAATATTTGCCGTTACGATGGCTGCGTTTGCCCCCAATATGCTGTTATATAATCCAGCAGTATTGGCATTGGCCCAAGAATAGTAACCACCTAGATTAGACTGTAGTGTAGCAATTAGACCTTGTTGTGCGGCAGCACTGGCAGTCCATGCAGTGTTTGCACCCAATATGCTGTTATATAATCCAGCAGTATTGGCATTGGCCCAAATATAATAGCTGCCCACATTTGCTTGTAGTGTCGCTATTTGTGCATTGGCTGCAGTTTGTCCCAAGGCAACACGAGTTATACTTGATTCGTCTGCTTGTAGGTTGGCTGCAAGTTCTCCCAGAGTATCTAGGATAGCGGGTGCGTTGTTAACAAGATTTGTTATCTGTGTATCAACATAGCCCTTCATTGCTGTGTTAGCAGTTGTTACATTTGCCACAGTGGCAAAACTTGTTTGTCCTGCAGGTCCACGATAGGCAGTATTCTGTACAGTGCTGTCTGGATATACGATATATCCGGGTATGATTGTATTACCAGTACTATCAAACGTCCACAGTGGGGCCGATCCAACTGTATTGGCATAGAATTGTATATCCTGTGCTGAATAGACTTCTGCCGCGGAATTTTCGGCAGCGTAGAACCCACTGTAGTCGTGTAGTGTATTAGCTGTTATGCTGATCGAGCTAGTGTTTGGTGTGCCGGCAGCTTGACTACTAATTATTTGAGCGTTACTGTTTACAAAGTTTATAAGGGTGGTATTGATAGTTTCAATATTTCCAGTATATCCAGGCAAATATGCTACCACGTTGGCATTGCCATATAGACTAGAAGTATTGGCCTGAATATTTGCCACGTTGGCAGCGACATTGGCTAATTGCTGGAACGTAGCCAGTCTACTACCTCCGGCGGTTGTACCGTCTTGGATATGCAGAGTTTTAGTCTGTGTGTTGTAAATCGGTTCACCAATTGGACCAGTATATGAACTAATCTGCGCTGTGTTGCCGCGCTTTAGTATAATCTGTTGAATTTGAACGTTTGCTGACATTATAGTGTTCCGCCATCGATAACATCATAATTAAATTCCGGAGCAGGAGTATAGTTGCTGTAATATCCAGGCAATACCTCCAAATCCAACGGAGCACCATAGTTGTCATCAATGTATAGCGGTGCTTCTTTGCTTGTTCCCACGTTTGTGGTCTTGAATGTGATTTTGTACAGACGATTTTCTAGACTGTTTAATGTGGTAGCGTCTAACACAAACGTACCCAGACCCGTCGTGATATCAGCAAATGTCACAGCATAAGTGTTGATAGTCGTTTGATTCGCTGGATCTTGGATCTGTGCATCAACTGTATAGCCAGTCAAGTCCACACTCTTCTGGTCTTGATTGCGAATGATAATTTGAATTGGGTTATCAATACCCTGATATACTTTAATTGGGCGGCTATACACGACTCTGTTCCTTGTAGTGAATATCGAAGGGTCAAAAATCTGAACCTCGACAGTATTGGGATATAAATATGCTTTGACAGTGATCATTTTCGTTGTCTTTTAACATATTTATCGGATATCGTGGAAGAAACAAAACAGCTATTAGAACAATACCCATACTTAACTCTGCTGACCTATGGGGGCAACGAATACGTGGGAATCATACAGAATTGTGACGAACAGATCACCACAATCTATGATTTTGCCGGCTTGAAAACACCTGAACAGAAACTCTTGTTTCTACAGTTGGGTGATACGTGGTGGTGGGAGAGTAATCGCATCATACCCATCAATGTTTTCTTAAAAGCAGAGTGGGCACAGTTCAAGTTCTGCGTTAAAACTATGAACAGTAAAGATGTTGAGATTAAAGTAGGCCCGCAGGTGAGTTTGAAAGAAATGACGCTTAAACGATCAAAGAGGAGATCGATAACTCTTGTGAGAAAAGTTAGCTAACTGTAAAAGTTCTTCTACAGTAATAGAACTTTTTGCACCTTTACTACTGTTTAGTTTTAGTATGATTTTAAAAAAATCACACGCTTTGACTGAAAAGTGAGTTATTATCCTGTTCGCATAACAAGTTGATATGGACGCAAACTAAGTGTGCGTAGGCAACACTATGCGAACGTTTGAAGTGATATCCGCTCTCTGGATCTGCATCCCAAATAGTACGGGCAATCTCAGCCCAAGTTTTACCAATCAGATGTCTCTTAGCGGGTCTGATCAAGGCCAAAAACATAGCCATCCTAGTAATACTATCGACGGGTTCTGGCATACCCATTAATAGATTATGATGATTACCAATATGCATGACTTTGGTGCAGAAGTCAGCATCATAAATTTTGGCCCAGTCTGGTTCTTTGGCCATCAAACTGTTTAAGTGATCTTCGCTTTTAATCTGCGTATATAATGACACATTCAAAAAGTCTAGTTTAGCATAGCCGCGCTGTTCTGCCGCTTTGTGGTCAATACTGGCACAACCCACAAATGGATCTGCGGGGATGTCTGTGACATATACCCCAGTGTTGTGCTTGATGAGTTTACCGTCGCGGATAATACCCGCAGGTGTGTGTTTGAGAACAGCCAGTGCTAATTCTCTGTCCCCAAAGTCAATGTCAATGTCTGATTGAAATTTCATTATTCCGCCCATCTTAATGTGAATAGTGTAGCATAACTTTCGCAATGATCAAAGAATCTAAACTGTACGCTACTCTGCAAAAATGACCAGTCATAGTCTTCTTCCCGTACTAGCCCAATGTCTCGACACCAATAACTCATCTCAAATGCCCGGTGTGCAGCATCTGATCTGTAGCCAGTGAATGGTATCACTACTACTTTCACAGTCCAGCTTTCTCTAGTATATCCTTAGTCCATTCTGCATCGGCAACATAGTCTACGAACTTCTTTTGCCAAAAGTCTGGATCAATGTATGGCATAATCATGCCAAGTTGGTGCTCATCGAGTCGCTCCAAACACTCAACCCCAGACTTACATAAAAACAAAACCCAAGGACTAATTCGTCCGCTAATAATGTGCTGACATATACGATTAGTGTTACCAAATTTGAAATACTCTCGATAACCGTTTTTAAGTTCTGGGTGAGATTCTGCATATTCTGTCATCTCTTTGATGCCACGCTCAAGTGCATCTTGTGGATTTTCTTTACGCAAATATTCTCTGAGCCATTCATCATACAAACTATCTTTACACCAGTAGTCCAACTTCTTGTTATTCTTCAAGAGCCATTCAGTAAAGCTATTAAAGTTAATAGCCCTAATAGATACACAGTATCTTCCAAACTTAACAAAAGCAAGATAATAAGGACTAGCGGCGAAGTGATCATAGGTTTTTAGTTTAGCACTACCCTGTGTTATTTCATAAAATTTGATGTATGCTTTGTAGGCCCATTGAACGCCAATTTCATTTTGTTGCTGATATCGTCTTTTCTGTTCACAGCTATGCGCCGCAAGTGTGCTCTCACGGCGAAAATCTTTTGAACAATGGCGACACTTATAGGTCTGACTTGATTCGTTTGTCATCCCATCCGTGTTCTTTAGCAAGCTGCTTGAGTTCATCTTTACCATTTAATTCTGCTAACAGTTTGATTTCGTCGTGTCTGAGTTCGGGATACAGGTCAGCAAAGAATTTCTCTGCTTTGTTGTTTGAGCTATCTTTTTTCTTTGCCGCTAACCACTTGTGATACTGTTTGCCCATTCCTGGACTCACAGTTGTTGCTAGTAGCCACTGAAACTTCTTGTGATCTTTGCCACTGATATCAAAGAAGTGTTTGTTCAGTCGTTCGTTAGTACTCATCAAGTAGTAGGCCTGTAGTTCTGGACTGCCCTGTACATCTGCGCCCCATCTGACCATCAAGAACGGAGTGAACTTCTTTTGTTCTTCTTCTGTAAGTTCATCAAAGAATGCACGATTCTTTTTATCGAATTGTAGCATTTCATTTGCAATGCCTAGTTTATCACTGGTCTGAGTCGCCATCGTTTACTCCGTTACTGTGTCGATCACGCACACGTTCTACATCCTGAAACAGTCGTTTCTCTTGTTGAGTCAATCTGTCTTTGTGAGTCTTGCGTGGGTTACCGCACAAGAAACAAGTTGGATTACCACAATCCATTGCATGATGTTTTGCCAAACGATGTGGCTCTCTGATGTTTGCCTGATTATAAGTACCATGTGACTTGGCAATCTTGACCTGTCGTGCGATAGCCACATCAGTTTTATGACGGCGACGACTATTTAAAAATTTTGCTTGCTCGTTACTCATTGCATTTCCTTGTTATTCAGGTAGAAACTCACGCTCATTTTTCAGTAGGTGATAGAGTGTCACACAACGTTCACGATACTCTACCATTGCTGGGTGTGTGCTACGACGAATCTCGCCCCACATCTTAGACTCACGAACTTGTTCTATTGTACTACGATCTTCTCGTACTGTTGCACGTTCTGTAGAACCTGCTTCACGTGAGTATATTGTAACACCTTTGTCGGGACTTTCAAAGATTTTTGTCATAGTTTGGATATTGCTAATTCTAGGGCTTCACGAACTGGACGAAGATGGTATACTGCATCCAATTTGGCTGTACTTAACACACAGTTACTGCGTGGGGCAACAACTGCACGTTGAAATTCTTCTTCGGTAAAAAATTCTTTTTCAATGCCCATCATTTCAACGATTTCACGAGCATTGCTGCTACCCGGATTGCACAGATTATAAATGCCGGGCTGAATCTTACGGTTCAAAGCCATACCCACTGCCACAGTGGCAACATCTGGCATATAGCTCAGACTGTTTTCGTAACTGATTAGTTTGTCGTATTTGACCATTTTAGTCAAGAAGTTTTTGGGATGGTGACGATCACCAAACGGCATACGAATACGCAACAGATAACTCTTGTCCATATATGGCAAGAGCATTTCTTGTCCCAATGCTTTTGCTCCACTGTAGAAGCTGCCGTTATTGAATGTAAAGTTGGGTGCGTCTGTTTCTGTGAACTTCTTTTCGTAGCCAGTATAAACACAACCGCTGCTGATATGCACAATGGGTGTGTGAGGATTGGCTCGCTCTAGTTGTACAGGAAACGTAACGTTTCCATCAATGGTTTCTTGTTTGTATATTTCACAGACATCAACGTTGGGGCTACCAGTATAACCTGCTGCATTAATAATGGCTGCTGTGTTTGTGGGTACCGAATCACGGTGAGAGATCCATGTATATCCAATCTTCTGTGCGTCTAGTTCCTGTGCGATATGTTCGCCAACATATCCGTGCCCAATCAATGTAATCATTACCACACCTTCGAATAATCT